CTATTCCGTTGTCAAAATTGCTATAAGTCCAGTTTTCGGCCGGCGTTGTCCACCCGCTTGGCAAAACTCCGGTAAATTTGCCGATTGTAATCGATCGGTTCTGCCCATCACGCACAATCGGTATGATGTCGTTCGCTCTGGTGCTTTCTACTGGCTGGAATTGACTTATTTTTTGCTGGCCTGGGTTCATTTTGATGATTCCTTTCGTTTAGATTTATTATATCACTCTGATTCGCGTTCGCGGTTGTCCATATTGCGCTTCAAGTCTTGAATTCGCTTCGATAATCTCGGTCGTAGTATGTTGAATTTCAATTCTGCAGTCTCGAGCTTCTGCGTGATAGCGACAATCTGCATTTCTGGCGCGTCCATCGTTGCACTGAAGCCTTGATATTGTGTTAGCTCGCCAAGATGGATATCCAACGCCTCATATTTTGGCGAGGCGAACGTCGCTTCTCCCGAGAATACCGGCTTGCTGCCTCGCTGAATCTCACCCTCGACCACCAACCTGGCGCTGGTCTCGTCTTTGTAGCGACTGTCGGACAGTTTTTTGAAGCCGCGGCGTATCTCGGCGATACTGCGGTCGTCTCGGCCGGCCACCACGAGTGTTTTGCCATCGGCTTTTTCACCGCCAATGAATATCACGTCGTTCACCAGCTCCTCAATAGTCTTGACGAGCTTCGGTGTGCCGATGACGTTTTTGCCGCGCTGCAGCTTTCGCTTCACCGTCGTCGGCCTCGGGTGAGCATGCACAATGTTCTCGGCATAGTCGTAGTAGTAGTGCCAGTCGGCCGGCATAGACTTGAATACGGCAGCGATGGCTTCAGTGATTGTCGTCACGTCATTAAACCGGATAGTCACCTTGGTGTCGGTATTCTCGATACTAGATTCGGTGTAGCGACAGCGTGCGCCTTGCTTCTGTGCGAAGTCTATCAGTTCGCGTAAGATGTCGCTTGGATCTTGCGAATAAAACGCTCGCTTGTAGTCGCCGGGGCTTTCGTAAAGCGAGAACGCTAAATCCCAGCCAAAATCTTGCCAGAATGGATTGTCGTGATAATTGTTGTGCTGCAATCCTTGGCCGGTGGTAAAGCGGCCGCGCCTGTCCACCAGCAGCTCTACTGGATATGGGAAGCTGTTTTCATATCGCGAACCACCGCGTGCCGACAGCTTTATAATGAAGCGTTTGCCGCTGGTCATGCGTACACTCTTATTGAATGGTATGAACAGCTTTTCGTACATGCCACCGCCAACTGGTAGCACCGCAGTGCCGCCAGCTTCGAGCGTTCCGTGATTTACGTCGGTCGAATATGACAGCAGCTCTGCATACAGCGTAGTCATATTACCGCCGATGAAATCTTGCCTAGTTCCTGGTGAACACACTGAATAAAGCTCAATGCCGGCGACGGTCTTGCTGCCGCCGGTTACCTGTATGGTCTGAATTATTTCGTTGCAGTACCCCCATCGCCTCGAGCCGAAGCTCATCGTTGCCAGCCCGTACGGCTTATGCTGGTAGGCCACCTCCGCCTCGGTCTGCAGGTAAATGTTGTTTAGCTCCTGCGAGTGGCTGAGTACTGTCGCGGTCACCTGGCTATCGGTGTTTCCTGCCGACAACTCCCACTGGCTGATGTAGCCATTAAAGAGTGAGCGGCCCTCTGGGTGGCCATCAGCTACCACGATGATTCTTGCGTCCTCGGTGATGATGGTCTTGCCATCTTCGGTTAGCCACGGCAGATATTCGCCGTATCGCACGTTGGCGCTGATGTTGACGTTGGTATCGATGTTTGTGCCGCTTCCCAAGCCGACCGGTGTTGTCATACTTCCTACAATCTTATAACCGAGCTCCGTCAGCATGTTTTCGTTTATCTCGGTCATGATCTCAGTCACTACGCTGCGTGTCGTCGCGTCATTTTGAGCCAGCTTCATTGTCATGTGCGAATGTAGCGAGTTGACTTCCGACTGAATGGCTGGCGTGCTAGTCACGGTATTTATTTGGCCGAGGTACGTTCCGTCCTTGAGATAGGCGCTGTATATGACTTCGGCCGCTTTGTTGCTTGGCTGCTTCTGCGAAAGCGTCGCCATCATCTTGATTTCGTTGGTGATACTAAATCGGTAGGTGACATCGGCTTCAAGCACAAGATGAACGCTGGCGATTTGCATCAACTGGCTTCCGCCGCCGATCGGCCGCACGTCTCCGTCAAAGGCAAACGATATTTTTTTCGGCACAACATCGCTATTCAGTGTCGACAGGTCGAATCCGTCAAGTATCACTTCATCGGTTAGCCAAGTGCTGCCAGAGAATTCATCAATTATCTTGAACTTAAAGGAGAAGCCGACGTTGCCGCTCTTCAACTGCTCGGCCGTCACGCCCCAGTCGGCCAGCGCGCCAGTCAACGTAAATTGTGGACTGTAAAAGTTGGCAATACTGCCAACGTGGACGTTGCCAACCTCCTGGCCGTCAATTCGCAGCTTCGCTCGTCCGATATTTACAGTATTGTTGCCTGACAACACCAGTGATGAATGAAATTCGCCAGAATATGGCTCAATCTCTGTGTTCTGCCACGTATAGAAATAGTCGCCGCCTCCGGTGATAGAACACGACCGAGGTTTTTTCGTCTGGAGCTGCGCCATCGGCTAGGCCTCCACGATGGTTAGGTTGCCTGGCTGCACCTGCAAAGTTTCAGGAGCCATGACTTCGAGTGGCCATGGTAATGCATCAAACGCGATCATCTCGCCGCCGGTCTCTGCTGTAAACAATGCCCAATATCTGAAAACGCCGCCCGGCACTTGAATCGCCACGACGCTGTCGTTAGTGGCCGTGCCGTCCTTGTCGTCAATTTTCCAGGAAGACACCTTGCCTCTTTTGTAGTTTTCTTTCGGCTCGCTTTTGGTGTCGCCAGCGTAGCTCGGGTGCTTTTCAAGCAAGCCAGCGTAAACGCCGCCGGTTCGCTTCTCGACTTCAATTCCGAGTAGGAACTTGACTGAGCGCTTTCGTTCGTTGTAGGTTTTTGGCATTGCTTCCTCCTGTTTAGATGTATTTTGGATTATAAACGGCTCGCAGCTGATGGTTTCGTGCGGCCAGGTTATCTTGGTACTCGAGCATTCCCGCCCCATATTCCCAACACGGAAACGTGCCGCTAGCTCGCAGCTGCATGCTGTTGTGGATAATGGTCTTGGCTTCGCAGTCGACCGTTATCACGTCGCCGGCTTTCAGGTTCGCATTGAACGTCAGGTATTCGCTACTGTCTGGATTTCCGAGCGTTATCTCAGTGCTGCTGCTGCTGCTGCTGCTGCTGCTGCTAATGATTATAGTAGGTTTTGCTCGATATGTCCCGATGTTCTCGACGGAGATGGCGCTTGCGGCCGTGCTTATGTTTGTGACGGCGCTGAAGTCAATCAAGCCGACCGACGACCTTGCTGCTGGCGATTCGCACTCCATCTCAAAGCTGAAGCCGGCGCGGCTAACGTCGAATGATCCACGGCTAATGTTTAGGTTCGTGGCCACGCCGCTCCAAATTCGGTAGCCCTCTGGGAAGTTTGTCGCTAGCTCGATTTTCTGGCCGAATGTCAACGTTCGCTTCAGCCAGTCGATTAGCCAGTCGCACTCCCGCTGGCTCGACGCTGAAACTTGCCCGGCGACAGAGATGGTTCGCCCCGCAAAGTGGCCGCTGTTCAGCAAGATTCGGCCGTCGTCTCGTGCCAACTCGCCGCTATCGACAGTTCGCTTGGCTATACCGAATAGGTTTGTGGATTGCACTCGAACGTTGCCACCGTTGTTGAGGTCAAATCCGTTTAATAAAAATCTGCGTCTGTCGCCGTTCATTACGTCGGTACTCCCATCGATGCCAGGTCGCCGTCGCGGTCAAGTCTCTTGAAGAACGCGTCGGCTGCCTCTGGCGTGTTTATTACAATTTGTCCATTGAACTGGTTTGTCGTGTTTCGGTTGCCGCCGGAGTTACTGACGTTAGTGACGCCACCGCTGCCAGCGAGCGTCGCTCCTGACCCGTTGATACCGCTTCCTGCGAACGATAAGCCGCCAAATGACATGTCACCGCTCAAACCGTCGTAAACGTCGCTAGCGATGTCTGTGGCGGTTTTAACCACAGCGTCTCGCATGCTTTCCAGACCGCCGCTCCAGCCTTGCATCATAAATTTACCCATCTGCGCCATTACGCGGCTCGGCGATTTAATGCCGAAGAAGTTCTTCACGGCATCGAGCGCGCCGCTACAGATTTCTTTAATCTTATTGACCACCGCATCTTTCGCGCCCATCACGCCCTTGACCAGGCCGTCGATAAGATTCTTTCCGGCACTGGTAAAGTTGCCGATGAAACCGGCTACTGCGTTGTAGGCATTTTGGACTGCGTTCTTAATCGAGGTGGCAATCTGGCCGACCGTGCCGACCACGTAGCCGACTGCAGTAGCCACTGGATTAATGATATAGGTCTTGATGGCGTTCATCAGGCTGTTTACCACTGCTGCAATGCCGCCGAACACCGTGCTGATGACGGCGCTCATCACGTTGAGTATCGGCTGAATGAATGGCAATATGGCGTTCCAAACCACGCTGATCACTCCCCAGATAGTACTCATCACGCTGCTTATTACGCCGACGATGGCGTTGAACACTGTCGATATTACCGTCCAAATGACCTGCAATATCGGCGTTACTACAGCGACGATGGCGTTCCAAACCGTCGATACTATGGTGATGACGAATGTCATCACGGCGCTGATGACTTCACCCATATGAGTAAAGATGTAGCCGACTGCTTCGCCAAATGGCACAAGTACATTGTTCCAGATGGCCATAATTGTGCCGTAAAGCACCACGCCAATAATCTGCACAACGGTGCTTATTATCGTCCAGACGACTTCGGCGATTCCGCTGAAAATAGTCCAGACTATCTGGCCGAATCCGACTATGGCGGTTATTATCAAATCGACAATCTGAAATACCGGGGTCAGAATGGTTAATATCGTGCTGATGACGTTGCTTATCACACCAACGATGGTGCTTATTACGCCAACGACAACGCTGATTCCTTTCGCCACCACGCCGACAATCACACCTATCACCGAACCGATGACGCTTGCGGCGGTTCCAATCGCTCCTGCGATCGTACCGACGATATTCACCACCACGCCAATCACCGAGCCGATGACGCTGGCTACGTTTCCAATGACAGAGCCAATCACTGCTCCTATCTGCCCTAGCACCGCTCCTATTTGGCTGACAATTCCATTGACGAAGTTTCGGAATCCCTCGTTCGTGGCGTAAAGCCAAGCGACAAAGCCAACTACTGCGGTGATGATGATGGCTATCCAGCCGACGATCGGTATCGAGCTGATGGCCGCTCCAAGTCCGGCCGCTCCGCTGCTCAGGCCTGAAAATACCACCTTGCCGACTGTTCCCAGCACGCCAAGCGCGCCGGTTATGCCCTTGACGGCAGTCTTTGCAGCTGCGCCGACGAATGTCCAAGCCGACGCTCCCTCTTTCGTGACTTTCGTGACATCTTTCCAGCCCTTGCTGATATCGCTCACTGCCACCGCAGTCTTAAAGCCGAGGGCGGCCGCTTTGGCGGCGACGTACATGCCGATTAGCACCTTGAGTGCTGGGACTGCGTTCTGCAAGATAAACGTCACCACCTTGACGATCTCCTCGCGATGCTCTTTGATGAGTTTCGTGGTCTCGGTGACGCGGTTGCTCATCTGGTCAAACAGCCCACCGGCTTCAATCACCATACCCTTTATCGGGTCAATCTTGATTCCCAAGATTTCCAAGCCGACGCTTCGTATCGTACCGCTCAAACTTATCATGCGGTTTTGGAATGTGTCGGTCATCTGGCCGATGTCAAGGCTGGCCGCGTAGTTCTCCATTGCCTTGACGAACTCTTCAGCCTTAACTTTGCCGCCGTTGATTTTCTCGCTTGCTTCCTGCATCGATATGCCGAAGTGCCGAGCGAGGATTGTCGTTAGTGGAATATTGTTGTTGATCAGCTGGAGCGCGTCCTGGCCAAATAACGCGCCGCGGCTGGTCACCTGGCCGAATACTAACGCTAGGGCTTGCAGGTCTGCACCGTTGACAATAGACATGCGGGACAACGTGTCCATATCCTTGACAACGGTTTGCGTAGTTCGGCCGTATCCTAGCAGCGTTTTGGCCGCTTTGGAAGCGTCTGGGAATGCAATCGGCTTGCCGAGCGTATAATTGTACAGCTGGCCGAATACCTTGTTTGCTTCGCCAACGCTGCCGGTCAAAACGCCAATCTGCCGCTGTGTCATCTGCAGGCTACTGGCAAGGTCGACAAAATATTTGCCACCAAAAGCACCGCCGGCTGTGAATGCGGCGGCGGTCTTGATCAGCTTCATAATCCCCGAGGCCATGCCGTCCAGGGCGCTTGCCGCTTTGGAGGCAAATGATGAAGTCGAGCCGGCAGCGGACGACATACTCGACTTCATCGAGCTACTCAACTTCTCGACATCGCGCTGAATCTGGCTGAGTGTCTTACTCGCACGGTTCTGCGCTTCAATCACAAGTCTGAGCTGGCTGTCGTCCATTACTACCCCTTAATATTTAGATTTTCGTCTCATCTCCGCCTCCTGGCGCTCGGCTTCGTAGCCCTCCTCATTTAGCTTTATCTCGATGGCTTGAATCAACCAGTGAGGTTGGCTTACGTAGTCTTGGAATGTCCAGCCCATGGTCTGGCATATGGTAGCAATTTGGATCTCCTGCGGTATTTTCGCGTGCTTAACGCCGGCTATGGCTTTGGCGTAGGCTGCGCTGATTTTTGCTCGCCTTTTGGGTTCATAACTTCTCCTGTGATCTCCTCGATCTTCTCTTGGATAAAGTCAAAGTCCTCACTTGGCAGTTTCAGCAAGCTCTTGAGTTTAGCGTCATCATCACCGGCGAAGTCGTCGCCGTCAACCGTGACCACCAAAAACTTTATAGCGTTGTTTTTGATTTCGCTGATGGCGGTTGCCGGCAGCTTGTCAAATCGCATGGTCTCTTTGATGTCGTCCTCACTCATCGATTCGCCCTTGACCGCGCCGTTGAGGTCAAAGTTCGCATAAGCCAAGAACACTGCCTCATTCATCTGCGACAGCTCTGCCGTGGCGTATGGTAACAGCTCGACGTCGCAGCCAAGCACTGGCGTTGTAATTTTGATATTCTCTTTGCTAATTCGCGGCATCTCCTACTCCTTTGCTCGAATTAATATTTAGTAACCATGTTTATCAGCGTTGCGGTGATAGCTGCAGCGTCCTCGAGGCTGTAGTTCGCCTGGAACTTCGCGCTTCGCGTCTCGACTGCGTTGTTATCACGGCTTCGGCTGTCTTCGGTAATTGCTACGGTTGGGAAATCGAATTGTAGCGTTGGGTGTTGGCCAGTACCGATATTCACCGCCTTGTTCTCGGCGATAAACTGAATGGCCTGCGGCTTGCCGCTCAGGCATACTTGCCGCACGTCCTCTTGTGCTGGATAGTAATCGAACGACCCGGTCACGTTCAGCTGCTGGTTCTGAATGTCATCTGGCGTGTCTGTGCCGAACACATACTGCACGTCCAGGTTCTTTGAAATCTCAAGAGAGAATGACTTGATTTTTCGCGCTGGCGAAGCAGCAAGCCCTGCCGCGTTGTCGGCCATCTTCACTGCCAAGTTTCGCGCCAAGAATTCATTGCCGCGAGTGTATGCTGGCGGCGTGGCAGGAGTCCACGGCTTTGAGCGGCGCGACTTGAAGTCGATGCTTCTCATCAGATAGTCGTCGATTGCTGCGGTGATCGTGAACGATTCAACCATGCCCAGCTCGTACGAATACTTCTGCTCAATCTCTTTGACAAAAATCGAGAGCGAATCGTGGCTGTTATTGTTTGCCATCTTAAACACGTGCTGCTTTGCCCCGGTCTTGTCGGTCGTGGTCGGAGCTTGGCCGAATACGGCTCGCAGTTCTGCGCCGATAATGTGATCGAACACTTTGCCGTCGTAGCCACCCTCAGCGGTGACGTTGATAACGTCGCTGGCGTTGTGTTCTGAAATGTTGCCGTAGGCACTATCGTTGTGAACGTACGTCGGTTTGTCGTCAATGCTCAGCGTTTTGGTTGGCACTGCGAACGTCGGCGTGCCGAGCGTGCCTCGGGTAGTTTCGTTGCCGATAAATATGGTGGTCAAGCGGCCGATAACTTTAGCCATTGTTTACCTCCTTGGCGATTTTCTCTTTTGCCAATTTTACAGCCTCCTCTTGCGAGGTGGCCTGGACTGATATTTCGTGACCCTCAAAATCAGGGAAGTAGTACGCTTCCTTGACACCAGAATCCGCCGGCTCAGGTGCAACTTCCGGCGCTGGTTTGGTTGGTTTGTTATTTAGTTCTGCCATCGAGTTCTCCTCTGCTTTTAATTGTAGCACGGCAGAAGCTTTTTGGCAGCTAGTACTTCTCCTCGATTTTCGGAGCGTAAATGTAGGCGGTTGTGTGGATTGCCGCTTCAACGCTGAAAATGCCAGGCCCGCGCCGCTCCACGCCAATGCCGAAGTCAACGCTCAGCGGCTGGTCTTCAATGCCGAGCATGACGCTCACCGATTCGCCGTCTGGTGTGGTTGCGTATGCCAGCTGCACCCTCTCGCGGAGCAGCCGCATGATACTGTCGTCAGTATAGATGAAGTTGTCGTCCTTGCCGGAGACGATTTCGTACAGTTCTGTCGTGCCGGCTTCAACATCAAAGTCGCGGCCTTGGTTAGCATTGATATCGGTGATGACACTGATGGTGATTGCCATCTTGGTTACGTCGTCGCCGGTCGAATCTGTTTCAAGCGTCATGCCATCGATGGCCACGCTCACCGCTGGCAGCATACTCTTGCTGATCAGCAGCGTGTCACCGTAGTACCACGTGCGAATGTCTGGGTGTGCTTTCGGCTTTAAATAATTGATGATGGCCGCGATCACTGGATCACGGTACTGCGCTCGGTTTAGTGGCATTATCCCCTCCTCGATTCTCGCACTTCGTCAACCAGCCATTCGTGAAAGAATTTCATGATTCGCCGTTTGTCTTGCGCGATTATTTTTAACATAACACGTCGCGGCAGCTTCCTGCGCGGTCGGTTGCTTTGATGGTATTTGAAGTATGGCGTTGGATTCCAAATCTCCATGCGGCTCACTTTAACGCTGGAGCGGAAGTCTCCGCGCATTCTCCCGGTTCGCTGCAAAAGCGGCCAGGAGTATATTTGCGTTCTCGGCTGCCAGCCACCCATCAACGCACCAGATACGCCGAAGTTCGCGTCGGTAGTCTTCAGCAGCTGCTTGCGGGATTTGTCGAGCGGCTTGTGAAAATTCTCGAGGTTGGTTTCTAGCCCCATAAATTGCCGGGCTATCTGGGTGTCTCCCTCGACGTGGCCGGAGATATAAATCGCCATAACTACCGCCTCTTATTGAAGAACTCGACTTCGGGGCTTAGCGGCGCTCGGTTTCCCTTAATTCGGCCGACCAGGTCGCCGTCGCTGGCAAACGCTCCCGAGGTAGCGGCCGCAATGTTTGGGTCGGTTGGATCTAGGTTAGCCGCGTCCTCGACCCACTCGTCGATCATATTCTTGGCGGTTTTCAGCTTCATGTAGCCGTCTTTGCTCGAGCCGTCAACGTCAACGTTCGTTCCCCAGTCGCTGATTTGCAGCAAAGCGGCCGCATAAAGTCTGACTGCATCTTCCCATACATCTGGAAAGTTTGCCATGTCCAGCGTCGCCCAGTTGTAAACTCGGGAGACTTTCCGCTTCAGCCAGTTCTCCGCCGACTTCCTGCGTCGCTCGATTTCTGCCTGCTCGATGGCCGAGAATTCGTAGGCCAGTATCACTCTGGCGTTTGGCTTCGGTGCTTTGACTAGGACGACAGCACCAGTGGCAGCGTCCACCGATTCAACCGCCACCGCGTCGTCGTCAACGTAGGCGGTGACATCTGCCCTGGTGACCTCATCGTCGCCGTCGCGGTCAACAATCGGTGCTTGCGATGCATAAAACACTCGATTCGCGCCATCAACTTCACCGATGACGTGCTTGTCGGTGGTCTGCCGCAACAGTCCAGCTTCTCGCCGGATATCGTGCAGGGAGGTGAAGTTCTTGGCGCTCATGAAAGTTCTACGCCTCCGGTGCTGCTTCGGCAGCTTCCTTTTGCGCCTTGAGAGCTGCGACGATAGCGTCAGCCATCACCTGCTTGGTGACAGCAGTTTCGTTTTCGTAGTCCAGCTCGATTCCAAGCTCTTTGGCTTGCGCCACGACAGCCTCGCGTGGTTGCTTTTTAATGCTCGATGGAGTTGGCACTTCAACATCAGCAGCTTCAGCAGTCTCTTCGACTTCTGCCTCGCCCTCGTCTGAAGCGGTTTGAACGTCGCCCTCGGCAACTTCTGGCTCAGTAGTCGTCTCGGTAGTTTCCGTCGCTTCTGAAGCGGTTTCGTCAAGGACAGTGACCTCGATGAACGCGTCGTCGAGCAAAGCTTCCAATTGCTCGTCGTCAACGTCAAACTCTTGTGGTTTGCCTGGCTGGATAACCAAGCCGGCGCGCCGCCGAGACAAGCCGTTGGTGATTATCTCGTTGGATAGCCGTAGTGATACTTTTGGCATTTCGATCCCTTTCTTATGAAGTTAGTTCATACTTAAATTGTAACACAAAAAATCGCCCCCAGTGGAGGCGATTTCTCTGCGTGTCGGCGGTTAGCCTTTACACTTGATAGCTCGATGCCACAAGCCGTAGCCGAATGCACCGCGCCAGTAAGTACCGAAGTAGTACTTTTTGTTCCACCAGCCCTTTTCGCTGTTCTCTCCGAGGAAGCTCAGTGGCTCGTACTCGCGTTCCTGGATAACGAATGGCTTGATTTCGCCGGCAACGTTGATCAAATACCAGTCTTTTTCAGCTGTCAATTCGCTGGAGACTTTGACCTTGGCCGCGTTGTAGTTCGGGTTCTTAACCGGAACGCCACCAACGACGATATTTTCTGGCTCGACGATCGCCTTTGCAGCAGCTTCTAGCTGTACAGGAACGACCAAGCGCAGGTCGAGTTTCTTGTTGACGGCTTTACCCTTGTCACCCTTAAAGCTCAACATTGCCAAGCGAACCTTAGCAAAGTTCTCGGCTGTCAGCGGCGTGCTGGTAAAGTAGTTTGACTGAACAGCAGAGGTCTCTTCGTTGATCGGGTGATCGGTATCGAAGAAGTTCTGGCCGTCGTAGCATGGCGCGTTCTCACCGTTTGGCATCAGCTCGCCATAGATTTGCTCATCTGGGAACTCTTTGACCAATTGACCGATTGAGCGCGCAGTCGTCAGATATTTGCCGGTCTTGTCGTCCTTGATATCTGAGTGCTTGACTTCGACTGAATCTTCGAACTCGCGGTTCGGCAGCGCGTATTTGTAGGCCTTGAGTTTCTGCGGTACGCGCTCGCCTAACATTTCGCGCAGACCGTGCATCTGACCAAGCCAACCGTAGTCTTCAGAAGCGCCCTTTGAAGTAACTTTCATGGCGAGCTCTTCAGAGGTCGATTCGGTCGCTTCGTAAGCCTCGAAGAAGTTGGTCAGGATTGATTGTTCTAATACTGGTTCCATGTCTTTTTCAATCCTTTATTAAACCGTTTTTAGTGCGATGCGGATTTTGCTTGAACTCAACACCTCAACGATGCGGCCGCACTCTTTGCCGGCGTCGGCTGGCAAAGTCACCTTATCCACGGTTTGGTTATCTTTAACTTTTACATAAGCAGCGATGTCGCTCTGCTTTGCAGAGAACGCTGCGTTCACGGTGATCACACCGTATGTCCAGAACTGGACGTGGTCAGCAGTTTTGCCAAGCCCTACGCCTGCTGGACTTGCCGCAACGCCGACAACTTTATCAGCTGTAGATTCAGCTGCGTTGGTTGCCAAGCCCTGCGCGTTCACGCCGACTAGCGCGCCCTCTGGAATGCTCACGCCCGGCGCAAGCTTCAGATGGCCGATGTTATTCTCTTGACGAGCAACATCTTTGAATGAAGTGATTGCAGTCATTTCAAATCCTTTTATTCGTTACTTTTTACTCGAGCCATCGCCTCGGCATAGGCTGGTGACTTCGCTGCCAATTCATCGATCTGTTTCGTGGTGATACCGTTGGCTTTTAATCCTTCGATTTCATCTTGTGACAGATTCTTGCTTATCGCTGCGTCGTCTTTGTCAGCGGCTTCGCCGTTCGTCGAGCCCGTCTGATTAAATTGTACACGCTTACCGCCTGCTTTTACAAGCTCCTCTAGCAATTCTGTTGTAGATAATTCAACTTTTTTGCCGTCGCGGCTAAATTCGACACGGCCGCCGGCTTTGCTCAGGTTCTGGTGCAGCTGCATGAACGCGTCCTTTTGAGCTGGGACAATCATGCCAGCGGACAGCATTGTCTGATATGCAGTCTCAGCTTTGGCTTGGTTCCGCTCAGCGCGTAGCCGTGATAACTCCTCGCGCTCGCTCCGGCTCAGGTTCTCTTTGTCGTCGCCCTCGCCTTTCTTGTCGGTCTCATTCTCGTCGGCCTCGCCATCGCCCTCGTCAGCTTTGTCGTCGCCCTCAGATTCGTCTTTATCGGCTTCGTCCTGCTCGCCATCGCGAGACATGTTCTCTTTGTCGTCGCCCTCGCCCTCTTTTTCGTTCGGGTCTTTTGCGTCGGCAATCTGCTTTTTCACAGCCTCTTCCTGGTCGGCTGGGACTTCTACGGTTTCGCCAGCTTTGACAGTTTTGCTGACATCTTCGCCGTCGTCATTTTTGACGGTTATGACCACATCAAACTCGCGGTCATTGGTTACTTCGACAACCTCTGGCTCTTCACCCTCGGTGTCTTTGCTGAAATGTTTGCGCATTTTTGCAAGCTCCTCTACTTTATTTTTACTAAACATCACGACCGCATTCGTCCGGCGATTGAAGTTATCGAGGTAGGCTTCGGCTTTTTCTACCTCGTCTCGCTTCAATTGCTCAGGTGCTTCTTCAAATGCGTTCATGCCAGTAATAAATGGGTCATTGACCAGAGCGACATGCTCTAGCACGATTCCGCGGTCTTCGCCGGTTCGAGTATCGATGTAGTGCCAGTTGAAGCACATCGATACGTCAAACACTAAGTCCTGCTCCAGTCGGTATAAAGCCTCGTAGTCGCGGATTTCCAGTGTGGCGTACACGCCGTCGCCAGGCACAATCTCCAGGGCCACCACTTCGCCGGCGTTATCTTTCGTGCCGCTCCAGTGATCAAACGGAATGCTCACTCGTGGCAGCGTCGGAATCTTGCCGCTCTGCTTGGCTTCAAAATTAGCCAGCATTTCCTCTGCCCAGGCCTCGTCTAGTAGTTCGCACTCTTCGCCATCAAACGGAGAATACAGCTGGCCAAATGCCGCTATCTGTTTGCGGAAGCGGCGGCCTTTCCAGTCGCCCTCTTCACCCTTGTCCTTGGCGGATAATGTGCTACTGGAGAGCATCACTACCGTTCGTGTGTTGTTGTGTTGATTAATCTTTGTCATGACATTTTTTCCTCTGTTTTAACAATAGCATATTTTAATCACTTTTAGGTAGATGGCTGCAGCAGCTGGCTTCCTGCTAATCCGCCGGCAATAGTAGGCATACCAGTTATCTCTGGCTTCTCCTCTTCCTCGGCAAGCACCGCGATCCAGATACAGCGGCATCTGAAGTGTATTGGCGTTTGCCACGGCGTTGTGGCGTATTCCTCTGGCGTTGCTACTTTTTCGTCCAGCTCGCGGCAGGTCTGGCAGGTTTTCTTGTCGAGAATTGCCGAGTAGACGTATCGGTCGATATCCTCGTCGTATTTCTTGAACGTCTTGGTTCGGCCGGTGTTGATTGATTCGGCCACCGCCACGGTATTGCCTGGCTTGGTGTGAGCGGCCAGGTAGGCCAGAAGCGCTATCGCCAGGTCGTCCAGTACGTCGTCAATAGCTCCCTCGCTGAAATGCCGGCGCGCCATCTCACTCGAATCCTGGCCGCCGACCAGTGCGGCTATTTCAGCCTCGACATCACCGAATTGCAGGTCGACAAACTCTTGCGCTCGGTCGGCGATTCGCTGTTTATCGGTCTTGTCTGTCGCCGGCGCTAATTTGCCGAGTTCGTTCGCCGCTGCGGTTTTGCCATAGTTGAAGCCGTCCGTCATTGCTGCCTGAAGCGTTTTGAAATAGCGTTGTCGCAATTCTTGGCTGACTTTGTAGCTCAGCTCCTCGCCTTGCTTTTCAAGCGTTTTGAGCGCTTCCGTGGCCTCGTCTTTCACCGCCTCGAATATCGATTCAGTCTCCGCGTCGAGCGTGTCCTCGAGCGTGTCCATTTTTTTGTCGAGGGCGGACAGATTTACGTTTTTCTCAGCGTCGTTCAGTTCGCGCCGCCATGTCGGTTCGGCGCTGCTTGATAAAAAACGGGAGGATTCCTCTGGCCGCGACTTCTGCTCGAGCTTGGCTTCCGCTTGCGCCTTTTCAATCTCGCCTAGGTCAATGCCCATCTGCAGAGCCATGCGTTCCACGATCGCTTGTACCAGCTCATCGGACAGGGCTTCTGGCCGCTGCGATAGGATTTGGGTGAATGCGTCGGACAACATGCCGACGGTGCTGTCGGCTAGCTTGGCAAACTTGAACCGTGGATAGCTCGGCTTGGCAAAGTTCAGCTCTGTCAGGTCTGGTATCAGGTAGGCGTTGATGTGGTACTCGACGTTCTTCATAATCCCCTCAAGCACTAGGTTGAGTAGGTCGGTTTGGTCTTTGCTTAATGCCCAGCTCCCGCCCGAGTTGTCGCCGAGCATGATTGCCTGGGCCAGCACGCTTCTGGTCATCTCTCGGTTGTGGTGGTCGATGAGCGGCATGATGTCCACCCGCTGGTTCGTCTTTGCGTCGACCATCTGATAGCCAAACGGCATAACCACGGCGCTGTTCATCTCGACCGTGTCCGACAGTCTCTCGGCGACGTCGCTCATCTGCTCAGAGGTTGCTCGCTCGGCGGCGACTGCAACGCGTGGCGGTATCGATCCGGATTGTGCCTGGAGGCGGCCGAAGTAGTACAGCTTGTGCTTCTCCTCGCAGTGGTAGGCGGCCGCAGTGAATAGGCTCTCGCCTTTGAGCCAGTTGCGCTCCTTGCTGTTCGTAAATAAGAATGATTTCTCCACTGGTATGTGGACTGGCTCTTCGCCTGGATTGACGCGCTGGTCAGCTCCATCGAACCCGCCCTTGTCGTCAGTCCTGATGGTGATTGTGTTCGCGTCGTATCCGGCAATCTTGCGGTAGACGATTTTGCCGTCAGCGTTTAACGTGTAGACCTTTTCAAAGTAGCGATAGCCCTCGCTCAAGGCTCGCAACATCTCAGCCAGCACCAAGTGGAATGGCGTTGACATGCCGCCGCGCTCTGGAGGCAACTCGAAAGAATTTCTTACCAGTTCAGCCTGCTCGCCGGTCGGATCGAACTCTTCGTCAGCTTCAATCGCCCACTCGCTCGCCAAAATCGGCAGCGTCAGCAGGTTGTTAATGGCCAAGAATGTACCGTCAATGCTGCGCAGCTTCTCAAAGTCGGCCGCCTTGAGCTTGCGATTGTCCACCGCGTACTTCTCGTACAGCTTCTGCATCTTGGTCACCGCCGAGCCAGTCTGCTGGTCGAGCTTCGGCGGTGTCCGCTTGTCTTTTTTGTCTTTGGCAAATGTTAGGCTGATATTCATTGAGCGCGCTTCCTACTTTGTTATAGCTTTATAAAATCATTGTACACCATAGCCCTTATTTTTGTCGCCTCCTCGCCACCGCGATTCGCTGGACTTCAGCCTGCTGGACAAAGTTGGCGAACGCGTACATTAAGCTGTCGGCTCTGTCTGGCGAGCGGTGCAGGCGCTTCTTCAGCTGCTCTTTGGTTTCCACGGCGATACCTTGCCGCGTAATGTCGTAGCGGATTGCTGATAGCTCGGCGGCCAGCTCGCTGAATTCTGGCGGTATGTAAATCTTGCCGCTCTTGAATCGCTCGGCCAAGTTCCACCACAGCTGCGACCGCAGATTCACGAATGTCAGCCCGGTATCGTCTTTGCGCGCCGATGAGTTGTTGAGTATGCCGACCACGCCGTCGATCTTGTCGTGGGTCAGCTTGTCGACCACGCCACCACCGAGGCCGTCCTCGTCAATGCCGATGAACTCTGGCGCTGGATAAATCATCTTGACGCGGCCTGCTGTCTGCTCGGTGTCCTCTTTGGAATATGCGTGCTGGTTGGTGACGATGCTGCCTTTTCGTCTGGTGATGACAGTTTTGTCGTCGCCGAAGCGAGCCACGTCCACGCCGACGCTCAGCGGCTCGTCTTTGCTCTGTGCGGCCTGCAACTCGGCCAGTCGCTCAGGTGTCATTGCCGCCTCGATAAATTCAAGCGGTATGAGCGTGTTGACTTCGGCGGTCGGGAACTGGCCAAGCACGCGGCTTTGAAACATCGGCGTGTCCACCCCCCAGCGCGTTATCTTGTCGGCTGCCCATTGTGGCGTAATCAGATACGGTGCGACAATCTCCAGCGCCTCCTCGTCCAGATTCTTCAAATCCTCGATGGTCTCGATTCCGTTGTTCGTAAAGTTCGGCGTATCGAAGCAGCTGATTCGTATCTTGCAGCTTTTCGGATCGATGTGATGGCTGTTATAGAACGTGCCGCTCAGCTTTGTTGGGTTTCCAATGAACAAAGCGTGCGCGCCGAGTGATGTCATGATGGCTTCTACGGCGACGAACGTCTCCTCGGACACACCGGCCGCCTCATCAACGATTACCAAAATGTTACCGCTGGCTGGGTGGAATCCCTGGATCTTGTCGGTGTCGTCGGAGCTAACGCCAATCGCGAACCATTCGTCTGAATATTCCAGCATAGTTTTCAGCAGGCGGCCGCTTCTCGCCATGGCCGACTTTTTGTGGACGGCGCGGATCTGTCGCCAGAGCAGCTCCTCGACCTGGCGGAACGTCGGCGCGGTGGTCACTACGTAGCTGTTCTTATAGGTGTTCAGGAACTGGTGAGCGGCTCGGGCGGCGAGGTGTGTCTTGCCAATGCCATGGCAGCTGGCGACGGTTACGATACGATTCTTGGCAATCGCTCGCAGCACCTCCTGCTGCTTATCCCACAGGTTGTCGCCGATGACGTTCTCTACGTAAAAGTTCGGGTCTCGGCGGCTGGCTTCCATGACGGCGGCGATGGCACGCGCCTCGTCAAGATTCGCCGGCCTTTTCATCTGCTTCCTTGAGCAACTGCTCAGCTCGCTCGGCGGCTTCCACTAGATTTAAGGTGTCGCGCTCTTGGTCGTCGGTCGGCTCGCTGGTTTTGTTGATGACGGTAGGCAGGCCAAGCGTTTTTCGCTCGCCGTCAATGGCGGCTTGGAGGGCGTAAATCGATTTAGTCACGTCGCCTGTTTTTTTCTGGCTGTCGGCTCGCTTCAGAGAGTTCATGGCTGCTATCTGTGCGTTTCTCCACATGCCCAGGTGTGCGGTGTTTCGCTCGGATATCATTTTGGCGTGTTCGTCCATTGTCTTCTCGAGAGCCCTGTCCATACACGTCTTGCGTTTCTCAGTCCACTCATGCTGAGCTGCATACTTTGAAACCATGCGATTGCTTATCCTATATTTTTTCGCAATCTCGGCCATGGTGATTTTGGAGTTGGTTACGTACTCGTGTTCCGCCTGAACAACGTCCCAGCTGTACGTAGGCGTTGCAGCTCGTTTACGTTTAGTTTTGATCGTACTGCTTGTCTTAGTCATTGATAGTTCCTCCTAGCCTTTTCTGTCTTAATAATACCAAATTTGTTTAATCAATGCTCTACTACCTCTTACGTGTGGCTACGTGGCTTCTGGTGCGATTGTTTGCTTTTACTACTTGTGAGTTTTCCACAGGCTACTCGTACTTTATGCGTATTTTATCCGTTTTTATTTGGAATAATGGTTGACTTTATCGCTCGTGTTTGCTATACTTAAAGTACAATCAAGTTAACGAAAGGACTACCAAAATGACCTACGAAGAATTCAAAAATCAGATGACTGGCAAAAGTGAAGCAGAGATTCTTGACTTCGTTAACGTCAACTCTGACAAGTTTGAACTCAAGCAGGTTTACTACGGCACTTATGAGCAGCGCACTACTGACGGCGTTGCTGTTGTCAAAGTCGGTAGCGCCAACAATCATCAAGCACCAGCTCGCTTGGTCGGCGAGGCTCGCTTCCTTACAAAAGAAAGTATCGAAGCTCGTGAGGCTAACAAGAAAGCCGTCGCAAATATCAAAGCTGAAGACTTTGTCGGTAAGAAAATCTGGGGTAACGAAATCGTCGCATCTGAGCTAAAAGACGAAGCTATCGTCATCACCTTGAAAAGTGGCAAGGCTTACAACTTCAAAAACTTTAGCAAATTGGTTAGCTTGACTGCTTAGTAGAACCTGGCAAGATAGTAGCCGGCGGGGGTTATCCGCCGGCTTTTGCTTTTGCTCGCTACTTCCGATTTCGCAGTAGCACTGTCTCCCTCAGCGTTTTGGTTATTTCGTTGAGCAATTGCAGCCACAGCTTAGCGTCGCGTGCCTTGATTACTCTTTGCAGTTCAAAGTACGGATCGCTTGGATCGAGCGTCGAGTTTAGCCAATCCTCGAACATGTCGCCATTGAAGTATCCATCTTTGGTCGACCACGGGAATACTGGCTTGGTGTTTTCTGGCTCGGCCTGCTTGGCTTTCTTGCGACGAGCCTTGGGTCTTGACTTGTCGTAGTCGCCGCGACCAGCTCTATGAAACACACATAGCTTGTCGTCAAACCTCACACAGAGCCTGCCGCATTTTTCGCATGATGGCCACATGGTTAGATCTCTGTTCTTTCGGCCATCTCAATGGCCAGCCTTAATACCGCGTCCAGTGCAGTTTCTGCAACGCCATCGATGCCGCCGAGAGGATAGCCTGCGCCGTCGTCGTAAAATGCCATCCAGCCATTTCTGAATGCTCCTTGTTTGGTAGAGAGTGTCAGCATGCCATATTCGAAACCGTCGGCGGCGCGTTTTGGCAGTTTCTCTAGCAGATAGTCGACTGTAAATCTCGGCGCTTCATCGAACCGATAGACAAATTTAGGATCTTTGACAACTTCTGGATTGTCACCCTCGCGCCGGATAAACAACCTATCCTCTGGTGTCCACCCAGGTCTCAGCTCGTGCAACTTCTTGCAGAGTTTAAATGTTTGTAGCGTGACCATTTTCAATCTCCTTATTTGTTCGGGGCGCGGCGCTTGTCGCCGCCACCCCTGTAGTTTTATTATCGTCCATTCGCCTCTAGGGCTTTGCGAACCTGAACACCGTCCATGCCGGCCGCCATCATAACGGCTCGGGTGTGATCGCGCTCCAGCTTCTCTCGCTCTTTTTTAGTCAGCTCTCGGTCGTCACTCGCCGTCATCTCTTCTCTCAAAAAGTCAGGCATGTGCAACTGCTGCTTGACGACGAATGCTGTGCTGAGGCTGTTTAATATTTGGCGGCGTTCTTTGCGAAATGCCAGCAGATAAATGTTTGCCGCATGCTCGGTCTCGATGAATGTCGCTTTGTTGCACTCAAATGCAAAGCCGGTTGGTTTATTGTTGTAGTACAATACATTGAGCGTTTTATGGTCTTCGTCCATTCCAAAGTTCATAACGACACGAGCGATGATGCTCACTTCATCTTTGGTCAGCCGGCCAAGTATGAGCCTGCGTTCGGTGATCTCGTCGTTCGTGCCAGCCAGCACTTGGTCAAAGTCCAGGTGCTTCTTCTCGCAGATCTGGCGTAGGATTCTTCGAGCGTTTTCTTTTTCTCCGCCAACGCCCGAGCGGGCGAGCGCAACTATTCGCAGGCTGCGCTCGTCAAGCTTCGGCACTTCATTCATCATCACTCTCGTCCTCGCAAGTGTCATCTTTTCCTTTATCAATTCCCCACCAACCGACACATAACCCTGATATCGAGCCTTGGCGGAAGCCCAATGTGCCGTTATCGTTTTCATTGTCAATTTCTGGCAGCGGTGCTTCCGGATCGTCAATCACGCCGAAGCACAGCAGGTACTCTCTGCGGTATTTTCGGCCGGCGCGAATCGCAGGGCCTGGCTCGCCATAGTAGGCGATCGCTCCTGGGTTCACTGGGCCAGCCAGCGCCGGTACAAGTCTGTGGCTCTTCAGGTTGTACACCAGATACCATTTTGGCTGAGCGAGCTGATCCCACTTCGGCCTGAAGCCGGTCTGGAGAGCGGCGCGCTGGATTCTAACTTTGGCGCGCCGAGCCATGCGGGCGCGGTACGCCTCCTTGCAGGTTTTGAAAATTAAACCTAAATTTCGAAGTTCGTTGTCGGATTCGTCGTCTAGCCAAACCTTTTTAGCCGGTGCTAGCCAGCCGTTTAAATACCAACAGTAATCGCCTTTGACTGGCTTGAACGAGATGTCGCCTGGCGTCGATTCTACTAGCTGAAACCAATAGCCGAAGTTTACGACTTCGCCTGTGTCGAAAAAGTATTCTCTTTCGTTATTCTCGCCGCTTTTATTAATCTTAAACATGCCGACACAGCCCTCCTCGACATTGAATATGTCACCGGCTTTGGCGTTTGGCAGGTCGTGCTTCAATCTGTATTGTGTCATTTCGCCTCCTTGATTTTGTGTTCTGAATCTATTATCGATGCAAGCGTTGGCGCGTACTCTGCGTCGACATTCTCCCACGCTGGCCGCGGCAAACTCCAACGGCCAAAATGTCCAAACATCGCCAAGCTTTCGCAGCTCGGGTTGCTGCGTCCGCCCAGGTCTAAGTGCTTAATCATTCCCGCTGGCGACAGATCGTAGCCGTAGATAACGTCGATGTCTTCGCGCAGCAAGTCTCGCACCTCGAAGCTTCCGTCTTCGCGGTAAAGCGTGGCGGTGACTTCCACCGGCCGTGGATAACCGATTGCGTAGGCTAGGCGCGTCATGACAGCCACTGGTCTAAAGTCGACGATAGCAGCGTCCTGCGTGATGTCGTTTCGGTAATACATCAAGCAGCGAATCGCCAAGTGCCGCGCCATGTATGCACCGCTCCGGTCAACTTTGGTGAAGTCTTTGCCACTGAAAGCTCCGCCGCCGATCGGCACTCGTGGCCCGTAATTATCGATGGCCAGCTTGCGGCCAGTCAGGCCGGTGTCGGCATCGAAGCCGCCGATGTTCCAGTCGCCGGCTGGGTTGATCAGCACCGACAGGGTATCTGCTGCAGCGACATCGTAATCAAGCAGTATTGTCGACAGCCACTTCTCGATGATGTTTTTGATCTCGTCTCGGCTCATGCCGCACCAGCTGGCGACGATCGTCTCAAGGTCGCCGTTGTGATCAAGCGTCACCTGTGTTTTGCCGTCCTGTAGTTGGCTGCGGCCAGCTCTCAGGTGACTGCTTAAGCTTCGCGCCAAGCAGACCTCGAGCGGCATCAGCTCTTTAGTCTCGGCGGTTGCGTAGCCAACCATCACGCCTTGATCGCCTGCGCCGTTGTTGTCAACGCCGTTTGCAATCTCAGGGCTTTGCTCGACGATGTTCACGATGATTTTGGTTTTTTCGTTCGCGATTGTTCTGCGAGCGATATCCTCATAGTTGACTTCGGCTTTCGTGGTCACCTCACCGGCGATCACCAGCAAGTCGTGGCCGCCTAACGTCTCGACTGCCACTCGTGATTTCGGGTCTTGGCGCAGGCAAGCGTCGAGAATCGCGTCGCTTATCCGGTCGCATATCTTGTCCGGGTGGCCCGGCGCCACCCATTCTGCTGTCACTCTCATGTCAGCCTCGCACCTTTGCCAGCAAGACAAATCCGTTACGCTTGACTTCCTTGACCTGATAGCCAGCTGGTACTGCCGGCTCGGCCTTGTGCTTCAGTCCCTTTTTCGTCGAGAAGAAGTAAATCGTGTGCTTCTGCTTATTTCGCAGCGTGGTGACGTGGCTGTACAGGTAATACGTCACGCCTCGGCTGCTTGTGTATTCAAATGGTTTTGCTTCCATTCTTGGTCTCCATTCTGGTTATGTTACTTTACCTCTGGTGTCGCCGCTTCCCAATCGTCCTCGCGACCAATAAAGCGAGCGTAGCGCTTGCGCACCACATCGACATATCGCTCGTCAAGTTCCATTGTTCGACAGATTCTACCAGTCTGCTCGCAAGCAATAAGAGTTGAACCCCCCCCCAGCGAATAAATCGAGCACCGTCTCGCCGGCTCGGCTCGAGTTCAGGATCGCTTTGGCAGGCAGCTTCACTGGTTTGCTTGTCGGGTGTTCATACCCCATGACGTTTTCGCGGCCAATCTTCCAGACGGAGGTGTCGTCCTCCTCCTCTTCCGTGAGCAGCGACTTCGCCCAATTCAGCAGCTCTGCGTCGCTTGGCTTAAATTCCCAGTGAGTGTACTGCTTGCGGTCGCCATAAAACTGGACCGATTTTCCGTCGGGGACAGCGTAGAGGATCGGCTCGTGCTTCCAGCGGTAGTTGCCCCATCCCATACTCGCGACCGGCTTCACCCAGATAATCTGGCAGCGTACGCCGTAGTCGTTTTCGTTTAGGGCATTTTCAAATTCGCGGTGCGTTCGGCTGGCGTAGCAAACGTACGCCGGCGCAGTTGGCTTTGAGGCGAACTTCATTGTGGAGAACACCGCTTCCAGAAACTCCTGGAATTTCGCGTCGTCCATGTGGTCATTCTTGATGGTGTTGCTGGTGTTCTTGCCCCGTCCAGCGTAGTTCACGTTGTACGGGGGATCAGTGAATACCATCACCGCTTTTTCGCCAGCCATCAGCTTCTCGACGTCAGCCTCGCTGGTTGAGTCACCGCACATGATTCGGTGCTGGCCCAGCTGATAAATCGCTCCGCGTTTTGACTGATAGGTCTCCTCGATTTCGGGAACTTCGTCCTCGAAAACTTCCGGATCTTCAGGTATGTCGCCGATGATTTCAGCGATGGTCTTGACCGACTGGTCTTCCGGGATTGTCAGCTCGCCGAGCGTTTCAATGTCGATGTCGAGTTCTTGCGCCAGGTCGGCCAGCTTGTCTTCCTCGTAGTAGCCGTAGGCCATGTTGTCGCGCATCGCCCACTCGAACGCTAGCTTCGGGTCGTCTGTGTCGAGGATCGACACCCACACGTCCGTCACCGCCAGCTTCGCAAAGGCTCGCATTCGCATGTTTCCGCCGACAACGATTCCGCTGCGGGTTACCATGACCGGCTTGATTTGGCCGTCTGGCGTGATGGCTCGAGCTTTTTCGATATCGCGGATTAGCTGATTGAGCTTCGCCGGCTTGATGTCTCGCGGGTTTTTATCCCACGGCGTCAGGTCAGCGAACTTCGCGTAGGTGCGGCCGTCTTTGAGCCGAGTCTTAATCATCGGCTTTGCCTGTGGTTACTTTTTTTGATCGGCGACGGCTGATCCGCCCCCCCCTAGCACCGGCAATTCGTGCCAGCTGCGGGTTGGCCGCAAAGCCTCCCGTGTTACCGTTTCTACCGCCGATTCTTCCGATATCGCGGTAAAAGTTCGGATTATTTTGTAGGTTTTTAGCCGCGGCCTTTTTGCCGCCGGCTACAGTTCCAGCCATGTGGTAGCTCCTTTCGTTTAGTTTATTGTGCTTATCATTATACCGCTTGCTACCCCATATTTCAAGCCCTCTACTTGGGATTCTTGAAAATAAACAGCCGGCTTGGATTTTTATTTTTCGGCCGCTGCCTCTGTTTTGTGGTCGAGTTTTCCACAAGTTATCCACAGGTTTTCCACAGGCTCAATTTGACGTGGGGGGGGGTGGTGAGTTATCATTGTGGCATGTCGCCGAGCATTGTAGGCTCGCAAATCTCTAACGGGGGCGACGGTATAGAATTAACAAAGCAAAAACCCAGAGCGGCTACTCTGGGAGTGTTCTTGCTGTCTTTTTGGGACGGTATGAATTAACTCTTTTATTGTAGCACGCTTGGGGTAGAAAGGCAACACCTAAATGTACAAAACAGTACAGGACAGGACAGCACAGACGGCTTGCGCTACCTTGTCGGAACTGCACATAAAAAAAAGGCTTGACAATAAAAACAAACAAGCTAAAATTACTGTTTACAGTGAGGGGAAATCAAAAAAATCTAAATCTCGCAGGGGCATCACCAATTCTGACGCGAGGTCTTTCGTGATGTCATTAAACGAACGAGTGTTCTGTGATCGGCGGTATTTGCCGTTTTACTGCAACGCCGTTTTGAAACTCGGCACGCAGAAGCTTCTCTATTTGCAGTCGATGGCTCTTGATCCAACTGTCAAAAGCCCCGAGCGTATGTTCGCTTGGCTGCTCAAGCAGGAGCTGGAGGCCATTGAATGAGCCGGGCCGACGCTGACGCTCGCGCTCACGAAATGGAAAGCCGCGGCGTTGATATGTCGTGGTACTGGCGCGCTCGGGCCAAACGGCAAGATGAAGAGCCAGAGGAGCTAAATCCGGACGATGGCGCTTCCGGTGGCCGGTGCGGCTACATCACCATGTACTTCATCGAATACCACCAGGAATCGACGATTGATTGCTACGCTCACATTTTTACGGTCAAAACCGCCAACGGCGAAAAGCACCGGCTGGCTCAGCGCCGTCGCACAAAAAAGACGGGGGATTCTGTCTACTGGTGTTCGGCTTGCGGCCGAGTTTTCAAAAACTGGGAGGAGATTCACAGCCACCTCAAGTTTTCCACAACCCCATAAAAATGTCGAATAATCTTCGTGAAAAGTGTTGACTTTATCGCTCGTGTTTGCTATACTTAAAGTACAATCAATTAAACGAAAGGACTACCAAAAATGTTATCCTCCTACGAACTCACAAATCTAACCAGCAAAGAGTTGTACGAAAAACTACAATCTCTCGTCAATGACGAGCTTCTGGAGACTATTAAAAGTGAAGCCGAGGAAACCTGGGAAGAGGACGTGGCTGAAAAAATCCAGGACATCAGAACAGTGACTGACGCTCTTGAGCGCCGCTTGCTGGGAGAGGAGCTTTAGTGACGAACAATATCGTTGTGGCGGACGCGTTTAATGGCGTAGTCCGCCCCCTTGCCGAGGGCGACCGCTTCGTGGTCACCTTGCCAGTGCAGCGGCCGCAGCCGATGAGATTCATAGGGCTTGGCCGCTCGGCTGGAAATTACGCCGGTGTCTATCGGCTTCCGGAGGATTTTCACCCGACCGACTGTATGGAAATCCATGACTACACTGGCCCTGGCAAAGTTCGCCTGATCGGTTATTTAAGAATTGAGGACAAAAATGACAAAGATTAATATTGTAAATTTAGACCTACCAGCTCCCGCCCCAGTGGCGGTAAACCCGCCGCATGAATGCTTGTGCGAGTTTCTGCTGATGTCGCCGGCTCGAGCGGTGAATTACGAGGTCGACTGCCAATTTCACATCTGCGAATGTTGCGGTGGCCTAATTGATGAAGATGCAATGATGGCCTATAACGAATACTACGGCTACTCTGGCTTTGATGAGTATCACGAGGAGGATTATGTCGCTGTTTAGAAAAACTGAAAATGTTGGCCGCGTCCTAGCCGTTCGGGGCTGGCAAGGCTTGAAAGATAAAAGTGACGAGGAGCTGCTGATGATAGCCAAGTCTCGGCTGGCTCACGCTTGCCGGCGCGATCGGCTGGTCTGGAGGATCGCTTCGCTGATATCTCCACGAAAGGCTAACGCCCGCCGCCAATCAAAAATATATTATGCTGACGCTTATGCCCTCTTTGCTGTCAACGAGCTTATCAATCGGCAGCGTGATGACAGCTCTGACCTCTGATTGTGGGGGTTTTCCACAACCCCATAAAATGTCGAATAATCTTTGCTGAAAGTGTTGACTTTATCGCTCGTGTTTGCTATACTTAAAGTACAATCAATTAAACGAAAGGACTACCAAAAATGTACCAAGCAACCTACTTTATCAAAACCGACCACGACGCGATAGCTTTCAACAACCCTGATGATGTCGCCGGGCTTCTAATCATGATGGCCTCTACGGCCGACTTCATGCTCGAGCATAACCAAGTGATCACCATCGAGCTTAGAAAGACAACCATCGATGGGCGTACCGTTCTGGCTGCTGAGGAGCTTGACGATATACTTCGTAACAAGCTTTGTGGCTACAGCGTTCACTTCACTGCAGTCGACTTCAGCACTGCAACCACCACGCTTAGCGATGCCCGATGTGCCGACTTATAGTCGGCACATCGGCCTCCCTTGATTGATAAAATTAAATGAAAGGAATCACCATGAAACTACCAAAGATAACCAAGCGTAGCGTCCTGATCGCTTCTGCCATAGTCGCCGTGACATTTTCTGGTGGAGTGGCTGTTTTTGCGTTCAGTCAAGCTCCTGAGCAGCCTCACGCTGCCACGGAAGTAAAAACAAATACTAAAGAGGCAAAAAAGGAGGAAAAGTCGGACACGTCCGACCAGACACCCTCAGAGGTGCAAACAACCGGACAGGCTGACCAGTCTGCTGCTGTTCCTGCTGGCAATCGTCCAGGTGTGCATAGCAGTCGAAATACTGAAACGCGACGACCGGTAGCTCAGCCGCAGCCGGCTTCACCCGCTCCTGCGCCTGCACCGACTCCATCTCCCGCTCCACAGCAGGGTGCGCACATTCCATTCACCAATAAGCCGGTAACGCCTGGCGATCCAGAATCGTACGCCGGCACAGTTGGCCAGTGTCCGTTTTATGAGATGGCCGGCGAAAAAGGCTGCGTTCCGCCTGCTGGCTACACTTGCAATTCTGACTGGACTCATTGTACAATTGAAAAGTCAAATTAAACGGAGAACTGCCAATGCAAGACAAACCGAACCCAATGCAGCCGCGCAACCGCGCCGAGCGTCGCCGGCTGGCAAAAGCCTATAAAGGCTTCAAGCCAAAATCTCGCATGGTTTGGCGCACTATGAATAAGCACATGAAAGAAGCACAGCTTCGCCGCGAGGCTGAAAAACAGGAGGTCAAAAATGGCGCTTGAAACTATCGACCAAGCACTTGCCCGGCGAGAGCAGCCGGTGCAGGAGAATGTTATTGAAGTCCCGGCCGATGACGAGCCTGCAGAGGTCAACGTCCAGCCAAAATCTCGCGAGGAGTTTCTCAATGCCATTTATCTGGCTCATTCAAACATTTTGCGGGCCAAGCTCAAACTTCGCACCGCGAAAGAAAACCGCGAGGATCTGGTGGGTGATCTCGAGGAAAAACAAGACCTTGATGACTTGAAATCTCAGGTTCGCTCGGCTCGTGACAAACTGGCGATTGCCATTTCGGAAAGCCCGGCCGTTCGCTCCGCCGACGAAGAGCTGGAGGCCGCAGTCGCTGACCTCGGCCTGGCTCAAAAAGTGATGTCTGATCTGCTGGTGGTTTATTCTGCCAAGTTTAACAGCCGCACGGTTGATGTCGACGAGCGTCGCCTCATCGTCTTGACCGCAAAGCTCGGCAAAGTAGAGGTTGAGCAATTGTCTCTATTCTGATATCATTGTTGTCGAGCGTCAAGTTCGCCCTAGGTGATGCCCACCCTTACCTAGAGCGAACCAGGCGCTTGACAGTTGCCTCGGGTAAAAGCTTTAGAATTGGTAGTTCGATCGTTTAGCCCGAAGCGTGGTCAGCGCCTGGCCTTAAATGACAGTATCCGAAAAGTCCCCGTCTGCGAGCGGGGATTTTTCGTGGTAAAAAATATTAAAATATGGGGTTGACTTTATCGCTCGTGTTTGCTATACTTAAAGTACAATCAATTAAACGAAAGGACTACCAAGTATGACAACACCTGAAATATCAACCACTAAGCCTGCCGTCGATCCGGAAAAAGATTCCAAGCGAGCTGTCGCGAAGAAAGCCAAGGCTCTTTATGCTGATATCGTGCCGTTCACCGCTGGCCTCTTCGACAAAAATACGCGGGTCTCAAAAGAGAGAATGCTCGCGACGCTTCATCGCTCCGTTCTCGGCCTCACCAAAAACGGCCAGGCTCGGCCGCTCGAGGACTTGAAACTATTTTTGGCAGTGGCCAACCAATACGGCTTGAATCCATTCAAAAATGAAATCTACGCGGTCTATATGTGGGATTCGTCTCGCAGTCGTGATGAGCTAACGCCGATCGTTTCAATTCACGGCTTGCGCAAAATGGCGCGAGCTGGCGGCGTGTACACCCACACCGGCGCGGCCATTATCACGTACGATCAAGAGACGAAACTTCCAGAATCCGTCACTGTGCCTGTGTTCGGTCGCTTCCCTGGCGAGACTGCGCCTCACGAGATAACGCGATACCAGGCGTTCTACGAAGAGTTCGTCAAAACGAACAAAGAGGGCAGGCCGACCGGTAACTGGAAAACTATGCCGCGCGTCATGCTCACGAAGTGTGCCGAGGCGAACG